ATGATGACCATCACGAACACTTGGGGCGTACAACAGATGGACGCCTATCCAGAATACGACGGCGAGACCGATGTGGTCTTCACCGTACATTGGACATTGACCGGAACGGACGGCACATATGTGGGGAGCGTATATGGCTCTCAGGGCGTGACCATTGATCCTGACGCACCTTTTACGCCATATGAAGACCTGACCGAAGCGCAGGTCATTGGCTGGGTGCAAGCTGCTATGGGCGCTGAGCAGGTTGCTGCATATGAGGCCAATGTAGCCCAGCAGATTGCCGACCAGATTGACCCACCTGTGGTGACCCCTCCACTGCCGTGGGCACCATCCACACTTTAAAAAATTTGATAACGCTATGGGTCGCCTCTATAAACGGGGCGACCACTATTTTATGGATTATATATTGCGATGAAAATATGCGTTTATGCCATCTCCAAAAATGAGGAGATGTTTGTTGAGCGGTTCTGCAAATCGGCCAGCGATGCAGACCTAATCCTGATTGCTGACACTGGGTCAACCGACAATACCGTCAAGCTTGCCAAGAAGCATGGCGCAAAGGTGTTGCCAATTTGCATCACACCATGGCGCTTTGACGATGCGCGCAATGCTGCGCTGGCCCTTATCCCAAAAGACATAGACATCTGCGTCAGCCTTGATCTGGACGAAGAACTCCAGCCCGGTTGGCGTGAGGAAATTGAGCGCGTGTGGGCGGAAGACACCACCCGCCTGCGATATAAATTCGACTGGGGTGCCGGAATCGCGTTCTTTTACGAAAAAATTCATGCGCGTCATGGCTATCGCTGGGTTCACCCATGCCATGAATATCCGGTGCCTTATCTGATCGATGAAAAGTACGCCCAGACAGATATGCTGCTGGTGGTGCATAAGCCGGACAATACCAAGAGCCGTGGCCAGTATCTGCCGCTGTTGGAAATGTCGGTCAAAGAAGACCCGCACGATCCACGCAACGCGTTTTATTATGCCCGCGAATTATCGTTCCATGGGCAGTGGCAAAAGGCCATTGATGAATGCAATCGGTATCTGGCGTTGCCGGGTGCCAGTTGGGCGAATGAGCGCTGCTATGCGTACAGGGTAATGTCGCGCTGCTATTCTGAATTGGGCGACTGGGACAACGCTATGCGCGCTGCGCGCATGGGCATGGTGGAAGCGCCAAACACCCGCGAACCTTGGGTCGAGATTGCTAAGCTGGCCTATGAACGGCACATGTGGGCTGAATGCTATGGCGCTGCGCTGTCTGCACTGGCCATCAAGGACCGCGAACTGGTCTACACGGTCGATCCTGAGGTGTGGGGAGCGAAGCCGCATGACTATGCCAGCATCGCAGCTTGGTATCTTGGCATGAAAGAGGTGGCAATTGAGCAGTGCGAACTGGCGATCCAGCATGCCCCAGATGATGAGCGATTGCTGGAAAACCTAAGGCTCATGACTAAAAATGCCGATTTATTATCAGCACTAGAACATTGACTCTATATTTGGTAGAACGCCGCAATCATTTTTATTGCAGCAGGATGCCATGCCAGCAACACCTCAGACAACACCACTCACCTATAATGGCTATGTGACGCAGGTCGCCACCATGGCCGTTGTTAATGTGCAAACCACCGCTGGTGTTGTCGTGGGGGTTGATACTTCATTTAACGACATCATCCCCCAAATGCTCAACTATGCGGAACTGCGCATCCAGCGCGATTTGGACCTCCTCCCATCGCAAACATCGCGTCCCTACACCCTGACCATTGGCGATAACAAATTGCAGATTGGGGCGTATGATTTTGTCACCGTGCAAACAATTGCCCTGAGCGTGGACGGGGTGACATACCCACTCCTTCCTGCCACAAAAGAATATCTGCAAAATGTGTATGGATCTTCGGCTACCGCCAGCAGGGCTCAGCCAAAGCTTTTTGCCATGTTTGGTGGCGACCTCTCCACTGGCGGCGAAACTTACAACAATATTATTGTGGGGCCATATCCTGACGCCGCTTACACCGTAGAAGTGACCGGCACGGTGCGCCTGCCAACGCTATACGAAAACGCGACAACGCCTTTGGCCAACACCGGCACAACCTTTATCAGCACATATTTCCCGGACCTTTTGATCCAAGCGTCGCTGATTTATATTTCCCAATTCCAGCGCAACTTTGGTCAGGCGTCTAACGACCCTGCCATGGGGCCAACTTATGAATTGCAGTATCAGAACCTGCTAAAGGGGGCTGCGGTCGAAGAGGGGCGCAAAAAGTTCAGCGCATCCGCTTGGTCATCCATGTCGCCTCCCGTTGCGGCCACTCCAACAAGGTAGCGCTTCATGCCTCACGCCAGTTTGAAGCTACGCCCCGGCGTCGATCAAAATGAAACACCGGCCCTAAATGAGGCTGGTATTTCAGTCAGCGAACTTGTCCGCTTTATCCCTGATCGGCAGCAGGGCGCGTTGGTCCAGAAGCTTGGTGGATGGACTAAATATTACCCCAACACAACGCCTGCCATCACCCGCGCTCTGTGGGCTTGGCAGGATACGCTGGCAAACAAGCACCTTGCTTACGGTACAGAAGAGGTGGGCGTTACCGGATCTGCCCAGCTTGGCGTAATCACAAATGGCGTTGCTGATGACATCACGCCGCGCTCAACCTCAGATAACGTCACGGCAGCGGCCTCATCCACGTCTGGAAGCAGCTTCGTCATTATTACAGACGCGACCACCACGGGCATAACACAGTACAATACGGTCTACATCGCAACGCAAATATCGGTTGGCGGCCTTATTCTGTTTGGTCTGTATCAGTGCGATCCTGACGGGTACCTTGGGGCCACATCTTATTCTGTGCAGGCGCTGGATAGCCTTGGTTCGCCGCTCCCAGCCACATCAACATCAACGACCACAACGCTTCCGCTTTTCTCCGTTGTATCTGGGGCAGCCTCTGTTACAGTCACATTGGCCAATCATGGTTACTTGCCGGGCAGCACCTTCCCTGTGCTCATGTCTACAACGGTTGGCGGCACTACATTTTATGGCGATTTTGTCGTTGAATCCGTCATTAGCAGCAGCCAATTTACGATTAACGCGCTGACGCTCCCGACATCAACCACGACCGGCTATTTAAACGGCAACCAAGCCCACTTTATTTATAACTTTGGCGTTGGCGCTATTTCATCGGGCACCGGATATGGCGTTGGGACCTATGGAAGCGGAGGGTACGGAACCGGTACCGCTGTTGCCCCCAGCACCGGGACCGCAATTAATGCGGATGATTGGAGCCTTGATAACTGGGGTGAAATCCTTCTTGCCTGCCCAACATATGAGCAATCCCCGCAGTTTCAGCCTATTTATGAATGGGACCCAACTGACTCGAACCCTCAGGCGACTGTCATTCCGCAGGCACCTCCGGTTAATAGCGGCATCTTCGTGGCCATGCCTCAGCGCCAGATCATCGCTTTTGGATCGACATTTACGGGCATCCAAGATCCGCTGCTTGTCCGGTGGTGCGATGTCAGTAATTATAACGACTGGATTGCCACCGTTATTAATCAGGCTGGTTCCTACCGCATACCCAAAGGCTCAAGGATTGTTGGCGCTATTCAGGCCGCTCAGCAGGCGCTGCTATGGACCGACATTGGCGTTTGGTCGATGCAGTATATCGGGCAGCCATACGTTTATTCCTTCAACGAGGTGGGCTCTGGCTGCGGTCTAATTGCTAAAAAAGCCGCAGCATCCATCAACGGAGCCGTTTATTGGATGGGGCCATCGCAATTCTTTTCAATGACCGGTCAGGGTGTGCAGCCTGTTTCGTGCCCAATTTGGGACGTCATATTCCAAGACCTTGACCAAACTAATTTAGAAAAAATTAGGGTCGGGGTAAATTCGCGCTTTGGTGAAATTACTTGGTATTATCCGACCATGAGCAGTGGCGGCGAGGTCAACGCATACGCCAAATACAACGTCTTCCTACAGGTCTGGGATTTTGGGTCGCTTGGCCGATCCGCTTGGGTTGATCAGTCTGTTATTGGGCCGCCCGTTGGCGCAGATCCCACTAGCCGCTACATTTACCAGCATGAGACATCGCAAAACGCTGACGGTCAGCCCATGCTATCCAGCTTCCAAACAGGTTATTTTGCCATGGCGGAAGCGGACGTAAAAATGTTTGTCGATCAGGTCTGGCCAGACATGAAATGGGGGTATTACGACGGATCTCAAAACGCCACAGTCAACCTGACATTCTACGTTGCGGATTACGCCGGGCAGACGCCCACCACATATGGCCCGTATCCATTGACGCAGGGCACGACATTTATTTCTCCACGCTTTCGTGGCAGGTTGGTGTCGATTGGCCTTGGCAGTAGCGACATTGACTCATTTTGGCGAATTGGGAACATCCGCTATCGCGTTCAACCGGATGGAAAGTTCTAAATCATGGCATCATTAAGCGATCTTCTCACTACCGCAAAAAACATTGCATCGGCCATTAACGGCCTAGCGCAGACTTATGTGTCAGTACAGGGTGCAAGAATCCTGCAAAACATCACCACTACGACGGTTGTGAATGGCGCTGCCGGGCGTCTGGCCATGGTTACAGTCACAACCGCAGGGTCAAGCGTTGGCACTATCTATGATGCCGCCGCAACTGGCACCACCACCAGACCTATTTACACTATCCCAAACACAGTCGGTGTTGTATTTGTTAATCTTCCGGTGGTTTACGGCATCGTTGTAACTCCGGGCACAGGCCAAGCTGTCACAGTCAGCTATTCGTGAGGTAATTATGCCATTAAAGCCCGGTAAATCACAAAAAGTCATCAGCAAAAATATAGCTGAGATGATTAAATCTGGTCACCCTCGCGACCAAAGCATCGCTGCTGCGCTTTCAACTGCGCGCAAGGTGCGGGCGTCTGGCGGGCGGAATGAAGATGACATCACTCATGGCGATCCGCGCCGCGAAGAGAATTTGCGTCGCTGGTTTGGTAAAAGCAAAGTGTCGGACAAAGAGGGTAATCCAAAGGTTGTCTATCACGGCAGCACCGCCAAAGGTGTTAGGGTATTTGACACAAGTCGAGTTACAAAAAGGTCAGGTCAAGGCGATGTTCCCGGAACATACTTTACTTCAGACCCTCTCAATGCGTCTGGTTATACTAGAGAAAAGGGGGCAAGCATTAAGGTGCCGCGTGGAGATGTGGTTGCTGCCCATCTCCGAATAGAAAATCCCCTAAACACAACTGCTGCAATTAAGAAATATACCAAGCAGGGCATGTCATTCCCAGAGGCAAAGCGGAAAGCATTAGAGGCTTTGACGCCTGATCATGACGGCATCATTTTTGATGGAAACGGCTTCAACTCACCAGAGTATGTTGTTTTCAATCCTAATCAGATAAAGTCCCCAACTCTTAACAATGGTCAATTTGATCCGGAAGATCCCGACATTAGCAAGCGCTACGGCGGCGGTCTCTACGCCAACATTCACGCAAAGCGTGAGCGGATTAAGCATGGCTCAAAGGAGCGCATGCGCAAACCCGGCAGCGAAGGCGCACCCACAGCGGAGGCGTTTAAGCAGTCTGCGCGCACAGCCCGCGCCACAGGCGGACAGGTCAGCACAAAGGTCCACAGCGGCCCCATCCACAGTGCTGTAGCGGGCCGCACAGACCACTTGCCAATGCATGTGGCGTCCGGCTCCTATGTCATCCCAGCCGACATCATCAGCGCCATGGGCGAAGGCAATACCATGGCTGGCTTTAAGCACATGCGCACCATTTTCGGTGGCGTACCATACACCGGTCAGGAAGAGCCTTACGGCGTCGAAGGCGGACCTTACGGTGAGCCGCTGCCCGGCAAAGCCGAAGGTGGCGCTGCGACAGTGCCGATCATCGCTGCTGGCGGGGAATATGTCGTTACGCCTGAGCAGGTAATGCAGGCTGGTGGCGGCGACCTTGACACGGGCCATCGCGTATTGGATGAATTCGTTAAGC